CTCGTTTGGCAAACTCTCGCAAGCTGTCAAGAACAGCAACGGGATCGCTAGGAATATCAGTCTGCGCATTTCGCACCTCTTTGGTTGTGTCGTTGTAGGCTTCTGACAGTTCGTCGTTAACGTCCTGTCGCCCCTGTTTCCGCCCCTTGTGGCGCTGTAGCTTGCCGTTGCCCCAGAACAGGGCAGCAATGCCCGCTAGGACGCCTAGAACGGCTGGAATGTTGGTCAGTAGATCAAGCATTACGACACCACCGCATAAATTAAAAGAATTGCGGTTAAGGCTGCTAGGACGTAATCCACAAAGTCCATTTTCATTTCATGGCCCCACGCACGCCGATGCCAAGCAGCCCCGCGTTAATCATCAGAGAGGGCGAAACCCCGCCCGTGAGTGCGTCAATCGTGGCCGTGACCGCCAACCACCCGTGCAGCGGCTCAGACGCCACCACAACGCCCGCAATCAGCGGCACGAACGACGACCACCACGTCAGGCTTTTGGGTTTGAAATACTTCATGCCCTGCTTCCAGATAATCGTTGCAGCAGCGCCGTCAGCCAATGCACGGGCTTGTCAGGGGTAAGGATCATTATCCCATAGCCGCTATCCCTTAGCGCCGCGTCGTATGCGGTTGCGATTTTGGCGATTGCAGCCGCCTTGTCAGTGCCGTTGATGATACGCCGAGCGCCCTTGAAGTCAGACTTGGACAGCGTGATATAGTCGCCCAGCTTCTTGCCAGTGAACCAGCCCTCAAGACTGCCAGTGACAAGGATTTTGGCCGACACGTCTGGCACCATTACGGATTCGGGGTTGGTCGTCAGATCAAGGCCCAATTGTTTGCCCGCGTGGATATAGTTGCGCTCCCACGTCAGTTGAACGTAGCCGCGACCATACCAAGGATAATAGCGCAGGTTTTTCTTGCGCCACGCTTCGGCGTTCTTGACCCAATAGGCTTCCTTGACAGGCTCGACCGTGTGTGCGGTTTCCCACCACGCCGTTGCCATGATGTATGCCGCTTGATTTCGCAGCAGTCCAGCTAGTTTGCATTCCTTTAGGATTAGCTGGCTGTCGCCTAGATTTAGGTTAGGTGTCATCAATCTTTTCCTTTGTTTGTATCCGCCCTATAATAGCGGAAAGCGACGCCACACGCTAGATGGATCGTGGCCACCGCAAAGAACGGGATTAAATCTGTGAGAAGCCCCGTGACCTGAAGCGATCCGGCGCTGACCTCATGAAACGTATAAAGGGGAGCGGCTGATCCGTACCCAACAACAAAAACGGTATCGTCAACCGTGTCAAATCCCTGCCAGCCCTGAAAATACAGCTCAAAGAAAACGTATCCCAAAAGGCAAACTGCAAACACGTCAACGCGATATGGAAACTCGCCCGTGATAAGAAACGCGCCAACGCACATCCAAAATGCCAGCTTAACGCCAACGCCGATATGCGACACTTGGTTCGTTAGCCAGCCGTACCAGTCATCTAGGAACGCGTCGGGCTCAATCAGGCTTGTCACTGAATGTACTCCTAGAGTTTTCGTAATCCCGAAGCGCGGCCTGTTGCGCTTGGATAATTGGATGGTAGAGCCGTTTTAGCGTCCACACAACATAACCAAAAGTAAGCAGTGACCCCAACAAAAGGCCAAACCAAAACTGATATTCCATGCTAAAAGCGCTCCTATACGTCTGCGCTATCCAGACATTCCGCCGCGAACAACCCACGCGATAAGCGCAAGAACAAGAGCGCCACCGACCAACTTCATAGGCTTTGCAAATGTCTCACTAACCTCCTTAAACCCTTGATCCATCTTTATGCCGATTTCCTTCACCTTATCGTCAAGGCTTTCTAGCCGCGTGTTAATGTGGCGTCGCTCGGCATCGTTAACGGCCTCATTTTTTTCCAGTTCTGTTACGCGGTCGCCAATTGTCTTGAGGTTTAGGGTCACATCTGCACCTGCTCGGCTACAATCCAAGCGGCCTTGATTGCGTTGTCCGACAGGTCCGCATTTGGTGCCACACGTTTTGCCGTATCCTTGAACATTGCCACCAAGCCGAGAGTTTTAGCTTGCGAGAATGACAAGGCGCTGCGCTGCGCTTTGATCTGTGCGAACATGTCGCGGTCTGTGCCTTTCAACTCCGCTTCAAGAGCAGCCCACACGTCGTCTAGGCCAGTGTATGCCAAAAGGTATTCGAAGCGGCGTGGTGATAGGTCGCTTGGGGCATAGGGGACCGGCTCAGGGGTAACTTCAACCCATGCGCCGTCTTGCCATTCATGCAGTGCGCTTGGCTTTAGTGGCACTTCAATTGTTCCGTCTGGGTATCCGTCAAAAATGCCCCGCGGAACCTTGCCAATCGCCTGCCAATAGCCACGATATATGTGATAAAAGCCTTTTTCCATCATCTCAACTCCGTCCAAGAACTTATAGACCCGGGGGTCTGTATTTTGTAATAGTGGCCAACGGGGACTATGAAGAATAAAGGCCCGGTAGAAGACAGAAAATAAATCGTCACAAAAGTTACATTGTCATCAGACAAAAACACTCCGCGGGTTCCACCACTTATACTAACGTCGGCGGCGACCCCAATGGGCTTTTCTGTTGTGTTCTGATAGACAGTATTATTAGCCCGCGACCCACTAACATCTTGCCAAGTCTGCTCCCTGCCCAATTGCGCTGCCGAATTATCCCTAAACTTAGTCATCAATACTTGAGTGACGGGGCTGTCAACGTCGATTTCAGCATCAGTAATTGGCACGTAAGTCATGATATGGTCCCGCATTTGTTAAGGTCAGAAAGCAAGCCGTCAGCATCGCCGATATAGCAATTCTTGAATGGAGCTAACTCTGGGCCGGGATAGTCTGCTGTTCCGTTTGCCATGATAAAATGAATCTTTCCGTATAGGGTTGTATCTTCCGCATGGTACTGCACAACCTCACTTGGTGCAACTTCCTCCGCACTTGTGATTGTCCAGTTGCGAATGCGCCGCGCGCCGTACTGGTCGCGGTCAAGGTAGTGGCTTATGCGAACAGTGTCTCCAACCCAATACGTGCGATCCTTTGCGTCCATGCGAAACATGACTTGAGCAGGGACATCAACGTATCTTGTGATGATTTTGTCCGCAGTGTTTTGCGCCAAGACTAAGGGCGTTAACCAGTTGGCGTAAATCTTGCGAATAGACGGTTCGCCATACAGCTCGTCCGTTTCGCTTTCCAAGTTGGCATTGATAAATTGCGATGCAAACGCGTCGGGATCGTTTTGCGATTTTGTAAAGTCGTCTTGCGCATAATAAACCCAAACCTGCGACGCACGTTCACGCGGCTTTTCTGTCAGGCTGAACGATCCAGATATGATATTTGCGCTGTCAGTCAGCAGATCCGGCTCAACATCGATTCCACGGATGGCCTTGAGTTTTACCAGCGCGTCCCGTTCATCCCACCAGATGTAAAACAACGCCTGTGATTGAAGCTGAGACACCAGCGACGAGACAGAGGCAGGCTTTGTAATCAATGTACTCAGCAAATAAGAGACGAGATACGAGCTGACTTCAGTTGCCCAGTTGGTGGTATCAAGGAACGCCGCGCCAATCCCGCCGTATGTTGTCAGCAAGTCCGAAACCGCATCATCGACAGAAATATCAGTGTATCGCAGGCATTGCTGCACCGCGTCATCTGCCTTGTGTTCGTCGGCTGTTGTGTTGTCCGTTCCGCGCGTGACCCCGGTAAACGTCACGCCATTTGCGGACGTGGCGCGACCCGTGTAGGTCATAATCTCGTCACTGATCCGAACAGTACCCGTTGCGGTGTATTCAGCCTCTACCGCGTTCGTTGTTTCAAACGATGTGACCGCCGCGTCAATGTCTGCGAATAGCTCGCCCTTTGACAAAACAGGAGCCTGCGCTTTGCGTTCCTCAATCCGGGCCAGGACATCCTTGCCCTTGATCGTCACGTTGCCCGCGTCATCTGGACCTTGAACGCTATCAAGGAAATACGTGCGCACAACCATGTCGCCCAACGCCTGCCCAGAATATCCCTCGTACACTTTCAGCACGATGTTCTGACGGTATTTATTGCGCACCATCCAACGTGACCAGAAAGAACCCCGATCCGCGCTTAGTGGGTCCCATGACCGGCCCTCAACGTATGGATCAACAACGCGGTCGCTGTGCGGGTGGTCCTTAATGCGTATCGTACACAGAGCGCGATTTCCAAGGCCCTGAGCGTCAAGGCTTGCCGACGCTAGGTTGATGCGCGTTGGAGACGTGGACACGCCCATAAGAGACGGAATGATGTAGTTGGCACCGCTGACGTGCTGCTCCGCAACCTTGCCCGATGAGAAGAACAAACTCAGCGGCGTATCTAGCAGGAAATTAGCAGTGCTTCGGCATGTCCCGCGCGTGTTGTAACACTTGGTGTCGTTCGTGCCTGTTGCGGCGCATGGAGACACGCCGAACTCGTGCGCGCAAATAGGCTGCTGGATCTCAACAATCTGGATTGGCTCACGGCCTGGCGTTGCTTCAGTCATAGCCACGGCCCCGCACTGTTAGCTGCACGGCCATAAAGTCTTTTACGCCCATTTTGCTTGGGATTGGCACTTGATCCGTTTGGCAATACCCAACCGCAGCCGACACAATAGGTCGCCATGCAATCCAAAACGGCTCAGATTCAACCGCCTTTTGCATGGTGGGCCAGTTGGTTTCAATCCAAGCCGTGCGCAAGTGCTGCCAGTCAAACGATGTGGACAGATAGTTGCGTTGTTTTGACCTGCCCAAGAACTCGCCAGTTTCCGAGAAGTTAGACCGCAAGATTGTTTGCCGCGCCATATCAATCGGCGCATGTCCGGCATAGATTGCCTGTTGCATCTGCATCGCCTTGCCGAACTTAATGACGCCAACCGTTGGGGCCGTGCCGTTGGTGATCGATATGCGCCACCGTTGACGGGTCTGCGGTTCAAATATAACCATGATCGGGCTGTCGTCAGTGATAGCTGTTGCCGCGATTACGCCGGTCCAGCCTGAGCCGTTGTAGTATTGGACCTGCAAAGTGTTGCCGTTGGTCCCCATTGTGTGCGCTGCAATGCAAAGATAGTCACACTCAGCAGTTGATCCGTGATCATATTCCCACGTCGCTGCGACCGCGCTTGGTTTCCAGAACTCATACGTCAGACTGTTAAGCGGTGCGTTGGCAAAGAAGCCCGTAGCCGTCGTTGATGCCGTTGCAGTGCCACCCGCAAGCCAGTTGAGGCTGTGCGCGATCCTTGCGTTGGTCAACGGCTCGTCACTACCCGGCAGCGTGTAACCTGTTTGGAATATAACCGTCATACCAGCCTCACAATTGCGCCATCTTCAACGGCTTCATTGATTGAGTTAATCAAGCTGATAACCTGATCTCGCCCAAACATATCACCGCCATGCAATGATATTGCCACATTTGTTGGCGATCCGCCACCTGTTCCACCACCAGCCGCAGCAGATGGTATAGAGGGAGACGCCGCAGCCGCACCGCCGCCACCGCCACCGCCTGATGATACGCCCTTGATTGCAGACACCATGCCAAGACCAGCGCCCAAGACTGCAACAGCCGCAGGAATACGCGCAAAAAGTGGCAGCCCTGGCGTCTTTAACACCTCAGTATATGCTTGGTAACTGTTGATAAGAGATTGCGCCGCGCCAAATACCTTGGCAATGCGCAACATCTTTTCAGACCCGCCCTGCATTGAGTTTGCCATATCGCCGAAGAACGTCTTGGCCTGCTCTAGCCCGTCTCCGTTGTACCCCTGCCGCAGTCCTGCAAGCCGCTCTTGATACTGAGCCTCAAGCCGCAGCTTGGCCTCGCTATGCCCGCCCAATGCCGCAAGCTCGTCCGCGTTGGCACTGGCAAGGGTTTGCAGCCCTGCCGCGCGCCATTCCTCAAGGACTTCATTTTCTGTTTGCAGGCTTTCCATAAGCGCCGCGATTGCGGGGTCGCGTTCTTGTCCACCGCCGCCGCCACCGCCGCCTGTTGCTGTGCGCGTGCTGCGGCCCGCTGATGCCTGAGCCGCTGCAATAATGTCAGCCGGTGACTGATATCCTTGTTCGTTTGTAAAGTCATTGCCAAAGCTGCGCGGATCGCCCCCGCGCCCGCTGTACGTCAAGGATGATTGCTGGTTGACCTCGTTAATCAAGGCTAATGCAGCCGCCATTTCTTCCTTGAGCAAAGTTGCGGCATCAGTTGCAGGGGCAAGGTTTGGCGCAATTTCAGAAACCGCATCAACCAACTGATCCGCAATCGCACGCGCCCCGTCTGTCTCCCGCGACAAGTCAATCATTTCGTCAAGCGCCTTGGAAAACTCAGGCGGCAACTTACTGGCATCAACGCCAAACTCGCGCATCAAACGGCTCAGGCCCTCAAGCGCTACTTGCTGCGCCTCAAACCCTTCAGCAGTGTACAATTCTTGAAGCGCGGCCTCTAACGCAATTGACTCTGTGCGATTTGTGCCAAACGCCTCAGTGATGCGGCCAATTGTGCTTTCAAACCGCCCTCCGCTTTCTGAAGAGGTTATAAATTGCGTAGATACTTCCTTGAGCATTTCCGCTTGGCCAGCAAAGGCCGCCGTAGCTGCTGCAATCTGAATGCCCGCCTGCAACGCCGCAAGCTCTCGCACACGTTCCGACGCGCCCGCGTATTCGTCCGATAGTTCCGACACACTCATTTTTAGAATGTCCAGCGTGGCTGTCAGAGAGTCAGACAATTCCTCAAGCGCTTCCATGCGTTCTTCTAGGGTAACGCTTGCCGTCCTCATCGCGTTCATGGCCAACGCGACAGCCGGGATACCAAGCGCGACACCAACACCGATTGCAGCACCTACCGCACCAAATCCACCCGCAAGCTGCGGCAACTGTTGAGACAGTGCCGTGGTCGCGCTTGTGCCCATTTGAAGCTGGACGATAATATCTTGAAGCTGAAATGAGGTGTTTTGTATTTGTCCGCGTGTCGTTCTGGAAACGCTGCCTAGACGCCCCATCGCGCCGGATGTCCTAGTAGCCGCAACCGCTGCCCCAGCAGATGTCCGTGTCACTTGGGCCGTCGCACCGACAAGACGTGCGGCAGATGCAGCAGCCGCGTCAAACTCCCGATCTACCTTTGCGACTTCCCGTGCATAGTTCTTTTGAGTAATGGAACCCTTGGCAAGCGCCGCGTTTAACGCCGTCATTTTTTGGGCGGCCTGAGTGGTCGCTAATGCAAGTTCCTTTTCAGACTTGATTACCCGGTCAATGCTTATTTCTGCATTGGTCGTATCTGCCGTTATTTTGACTTTTATCTCAGGCAGTGCCATTGTTATTCCTCAAACAGTTCTAGCATTTCATCAACGACAGACTCAGTTAGCTTGCCCGCAAATCGTCCCGCGCGTGTGGAGTTGTTGAAGTCGTATTCGCAAAACCATTCCGCCATTGTCATTTCCCAGAACTCGGCAGGCTGGATGCCCCATTGCCGCGCAGTGAGGTACATAACGTCCCAATTTATGCCCCCAACCTGCGCGGTGCCTAAAGCTACTCGACGGGGGGCTTTGGCTTTTTTCCCTTTTCCACCTTTGGCGCGGGGCTGATGGCGTCAATACAGTTGATGTAAAGCGACAACGCTTCCTTTTTGGCGTCCATCATTTGCATAAAAATCTCGTCGTCATCAACCTTAGCGCCGCCGAACGTCATGACCTTAGCCACAAGCCAAGCCATGAAGCCAAACTGAGGCGATCCAGACTGCGCCGCGTGGATCAACTGCATGATGCACACTGGGCCGTCGCCGTCGCCGCGCTCAATGGACCTGATAAGCCGCATGGACGGGGTAAACGTGTATGTCTCCCCGTCCCATTCGATATCAACCTCACGAAATACTCCGGCCATTATGCTACCGTAATCGCGCCGGAGGCTGTCAGTTCGCAAGTGAACGTGACAGGATCGGTGCCCTCTGCGCCGCTCTCTTGGTAGCTGGATATAAAGAACCCGCCCGCCGCCGTGATTTCAGACACGCCGCCAACAAAGATTGCCAACTGATGCAACGCGCTGCCAGTGCCAGCACCGAAAGCCAAGTCCTTAAGGATCGTGTCTTTGACAACGCCTTCAATCGACATAGACAACGCCTTTGTGCCGATATCATTAAGCAACGTCTGCACGCCCACATCGCCCTTGTCAGTGATGTTGATTGGCTCGTTGGAAATCGTGAAGCTGTCAGTGCGAGCCCCTGCAATAATGTCCATTCCGCCGCCGTCGTCATAGCGGATGGTTAATAGTCGGCCTGCTGTTGCTGCCATTGGTCTTACTCCTGTTTAAAAGTCATCATAAACCACACGAAACGTCATCGCTGTGTGGATGGTTTTGCCGTCTGGATCATCAAATTCAACTTTATTCTCGAACCCGACCGCAATGGTGTTTGCGCCCGCTATAACAAGATCGAACTTATGCAAGGCGTTGTATATCTCATCAGCAATTGCCAACCGTACAAGGTCGGACTGCGTGCGTGTGTACGCGTGAACGTCAACCAATGCAGACGCGCCGTCGCTTGACTTGGTGTCAAACGGGGCAAGGCTTGCTTGATTGAATACGATATAAGGAAATGCGGCATTGTCGCCAGAGTTAACGGCTTGAGGTACGCGCGAATAAACGCCGACGACCTTTGATGTAAGCGCAGTAAAGCCCGCAAGCCGCGTGTAGATTGCTTGATGAAGGGCCGCGCTATCCATTTGGCTTTCCGTCTAAGGGATGTGAACAGTCTCACGACGTTCTGTTATTTGCAAAGTCTTAGCATGTTTCTGCAAACTTGCAAAGGTGTTTAATCCAGCGCCATGCCCAGCGCGCGTAACAGACGGTTGCGAAACTTGGGCGTCATAGCCTCGACAGCAGGACGCCAGACGGGACGGGGGGCCATGCGTGTCGTCCCATACTCAAGATAGGCTGCATATATCAACGCGCTGCCAACCGTCACCGATACGGGGCTGACCTGCTCAAAGGTGATGCTGTTTGCAAGGCGGCCCGTGTCTGTTGCTGGTGCTTGACCCGGGGCGGATGCTGTATGAGTGACGCCGCGCCGCTGATACGTGCGGCCCGTGGCTGGCCCGCGCTGGATGCGCTTAACAACATCGCCGCGCAACTCAAGGCCCGTCGCTGTCACCGCGTCCGCAACAGCCGCCTGCATATCCTTGGACGCAGCGCGCAACGCCGCCGCCAATTCCTTGCCGCCCTCCAAGGTTATCGTGGTCACACCGCGACCCCAACTTCAGCCGTGATGTAGAGCCACTTGTCAGCCATTTCCATGTTGTCAATAAACCGGATGTTGTACGCCAGCCCACGGATCACGACACGATCCTTTGTCGTTAGGCTGGAGTTATACCGCACAACGATCTTATGCGTGGACGATGCCTCGACGCGGTCAGAGTGCCAGCGTTCGCCCCCTGACATAGCCTTGACGTGCCCGCGCGTGGGTGTGGCAGGGATTGCCGCCCATGCCTCAGTGAAGCCCCCAGCGCCGTCCGTCGTGCCTGTCAGGCGTTGGAATGCAACGGCCTCTTTGAGCATTCCTGATTTCATATCGCAGCATTTCATCAGATGCCCTTTGCCGTGTAAATATCCACCATGCCGCGCGCGCCACTCATGGCATAGGCGTCAACAGTAGAACACCCGTCGCCTCGGTTCTCGTACAGACTTGCCGCCATCAACAAAATACCTTGCTTGATCGGAGCAGGTACGTCACCGGCCGCGCTGCCATATCCCGCCACGTAGTCAATGACGATCGCGTTTGTCTCACGCAGCGCAATCGGCCATGTCTGCCCAAACCGCAATGCGATCCGACCAGGCGTGCGATACGTGTCTACGTTAAACACATCGGCAACAGTGACAGCCGTTGCGTTGTCGCCCGTGTCAAACGTCGTAACGCTGGTAATTGATTGCAGCGGATACCGTGGCAACGGCACATCGGAATAGGACTGCGGCCCGTACAATTCAGTCCGCGACCCTTGCCGCACGCCGTCCCACCACTTCTCACGACCCGAAGGCCAGCGATCCAGCGCCAGCTTCCATGTCTGCGTGATAATTGCGAGGTTGTTGATTTCCTCAATATACGCGCGCGCCGTCGCGATCCACCCTTCGGCCTCTGTATTGCTCATGCCCTCATCACGAATTTGGTCCCTAAACTCGGCACCGGTAACGGGCTCAATTGCGGGCTGCGTGACAATGACAGACCCGCGTGCGTTTGTTAGCTGGACAGGGCTGCGAAGGCTCATTTGCGTTTACCTTTTTGGCGCATGACCGGCGCGTCCTTGGTTTCCGTTGGCGCGAAAACCTTAGTCTCAGACCGTGGGTCAAAGTCTGCACTGGCCATGCCTGCATCAAGCGCCCACTTGGCAACCTTGCCTTCAACCGCCTCGCCAAATGGGTAATGCTCAACCGTGTGACCCAATGGCGCGCAGTTGTATCCGGCTGCATTGGTGATTTTTGCCTTAATCATGCGATGTCTCCTAGTATTGTGATATCAATGTATGTTGAATTTGGAAACGTTTCGACTGTGCCGTCGGAATACGTCACCTCAAACTCCCCTATAAAATCGCCGGTCGCTGCGGTTTCAGATGCCTTGAACGGATAGCGCAGCACGCCCGTTGTCGCGTTTACAATCGTCACAGCCTGCCGGTTCACAACCACAGCCCCGCCCCGCACCTTCATATTGAACACAACAGTCGCCCCCGTCATCACGGTAACGGGTGTGACCGTGTATTCGAGTCCAGGGCTTGTGTCGTTTTGCTTTATATTAAAGTCAGCCATGTGAAGCCGTACCCCCGTTCGATTTTAAGGTGACGATACCAGAGTTTTTTTGCGTTGTCACTAAGCCGCTGTTTGTGCTTGCGGCAGGGCTTGCCCATCGCCTAGCTGAATCCCCTTCAATCGCCCCGATGATCTGGACGAACGATTGCGCTTCGATGTTGACGGTTCTGCCTATGGACAGGCTACCAATGGCCGCCATCATGCTGGCAGATGATGCGTTAAAAGTCCGGTTGATACTTAGGGTTGAAGTCGCTGTGACCGTTGATGTGCTTGCAATAGAAGCCGCACGAGAAATTTCAAGACTTGCCTGCGCTGACATAGTGGATGCGGATTGGACCGATGCGGATCTGGCGATCAAAACGGCACCATTAGCCGACATTGTTGACGCGCTTGCAATGGTTGCAGACCTGTTAAGGACAACCCCAATAGAGCCAGATTCTGCTAATGGTCCTGATGCGAGAGGGGAAAATCCTAGCATATCAGGCCCCGTTTATGCCAAACAGCGTGTCAAGGATTTCCGGCGTTACGTCATCAAGCCATGATCCAAGAGTCAACACAAACACGTTGTTGCGGTTAATTGTTGCCTCAGTCGCCCAATCTATTTGAACAGATATCGCTTGATCTGCTGGCAGGTCGCTTAGGAACGCGTCCATGCTTGCGGGCCAGTTGCCCCTTGAGGCTAATACCGCTTCATCTGCCGCGATAATATCAAGGCCAATAAGCCCCTTGCAAAACTCGCCCTTGCCGATGGACGTACCTGCGCGGATAGCCTCAATGGGCATATCTGAAATGGTCACAGTGCGCAGAACGCGGTCAGCCTCTACCGTGTCAACGCTGGTCGATGTAGTGCGTGCGGTTGTTGAGTTGTCCACCGTTACTACAACGATAGGAACAAGCTGTTCAAACCCGTACTGTTCATCCCC